TAGAGTTGTTATAAGTAGTGTTGAATTTAAAATTATTCAAATTGTGACGAATGAGCAAAATAATACACCTGTAAGTTTTGATCTTATATTGAGGTAAACATGGCAAGACAAATACATATTTTGCAGATTCCAGATGTTATGGAGGAAGCTGTAGAAACTTTAGTTGCAGCTACTACTTTGGAATGGACAGCAAGGGTTAAAAAAGCAACACCTGTTTTCAAACCTAGAATATTGCCAAGTGGAAAAAAAGAAAAAGGGGTAGGTGGATCATTAAGACTCGCATGGCAAACCCAAATAAAAAAATTTAGTGGTACTGTATCAAACAACTTGCCTTATGCAGAGCCAGTTTGTTTTGGTGATCCCTCTACCTTTCCAGAATCATGGCAAGGTCAATATAGAACAAGACAAAAAACTGTTGCTGGTTTTCCAGAATTAATTGCTAAAGAGTTGCAGTCTTGGGCATCAGACGAATACAACAAAATTAAAGGAAAAATATAATGGCTGCTACAGACTTAAATACAGTTAGATCCACAATAGAGGCTAGGTTGGCCACAGAGTTGGCATCAAGCCCAGCTATTCCTGTCGTATTTAATAATATGACCTTTGACTCTACTGCGGAAGATACCTTTGTACAGTGTCAAACTAGCTTTGGTGCAAACTCATACTTAACGCAGGGCGGTGCAAGTGACTCTGATAATTTAATAAGTGGCCTTGTTTTAATAAATGTATTTACAGAGGAAGGTCTTGGAGCAGGGTCTAACTTTACAATTTGCAAAAGACTAAGGGACTTATACAATAGAATTACAGTATCAAGTGTTATTTTTGATGCACCTATTGGCCCTGAGATTCTTAACTCAAGTCCAGAAGGTAAGTTTCAAACACAATTAAGAATAACATTTTCAATTTACGAGGATCTTTAATCATGCCAAAGCTTGAAATTACAGAAAAAATGCTTGACGCTATCGAAGCTGTAAAAGGGGTAAGAGATTCTAGAATGTGGGATCCTAATTGTAAAAGATATATGGAGAGTCAACAAAATCCTAAAAAAGATGTAAAAACTACCGAAAAGAGTTAATATATTTGTAAATCTTTCTTTTTTTTGTCATGGCAGCTATTAAAGGCGATAGTGGTAAGATTATGTTTCATAATGCGGCTGGTACTGAAGCCGATATTGCTGGGACAAGATCTTGGTCATTATCAGTTTCAAAAGATACTTTAGAAACTACAGTTCAAGGTGATACATCAAAAACATTTATTGGTGGTTTGATCTCTGGTGAAGGTTCAGCGACATTAATTTATGACAATGCTGGTAATTCAGATTATCTATCATTCGTTGAGGATATTTTGACAACAGGTGATGCTGGTGACGCATTATTTGAATTATTCCCTGATAGTTCAGCTAGTGCTAAAAAGTTGGCTTTTTCTGGAATAGTTACTGGTGCTGAGTATGGGGCATCACTTGGAGAGACACAAGAAATCAACATTTCCTTTGTCACAACTGGTGCAATAACTTCAGACATATAGTAAATTAAAATTACTTCGCATTTAATTTATGGCAGAAAAAAGAACCCTCGACCTTTTAAAGGAATCATTTGACCTCTCTAAAAGGCGAAAATTTGACGTTAAAGATGATGACGGCAAAACTGTAGTTAGTTTATATTTCAAAGCCATTACAAGGGCTGACAGAGCCAGAGCAACGCAAAGGGCTGGTAGTGATGATCCTTTAATTGTTTCAACTCATATGCTTTGTCAGTTAGCAGAAAATGAAGATGGATCTAAAGCTTTTAGCCCAGCAGAGTTTGGTAATTTACAAAATGAGTTACCAGAAAATGTTCTTAATGAAATCGAACTGTTTTTATTTGGTGTAAACGCAAACGCAACTATTGATAACGCAAAGGAATCCTGAGGGGGGATAACTGGTTAAATTTTGAGTTCTTCCTTGCAACAGAATTAGGTAAAACAATAAGTGAATTACGGCAACAACTAACAGATGAAGAGTTGATATTTTTTGCTGGTTACTATGAATTAAAGTATGATAGAGAAAAGAAACAGGCAGATGCGGCAAAACGCAAAGCCAAGTATAGTTAAAGGAGTTATTGTTTAGTCGTGGCAGTCTCTAATGTAGAACTAAGAGTTAATGCTACCCAAGCAATTACGGCTTTAAGAAAAGTAAATACTGGTGCGACTACTTTTAATAAAACTGTTAATGGTACTTCTGGTCAATTAAAAAATGCTAATAAGGGTTTTAGTATATTACCCCCAGCTTTGCTGGCTACAGGTGCAGGAGCCAAAGTAGCTGCTGGTGGGTTTGCAACTTTACAAGCTGCATTAGCACCAATATTGGCTCCATTAATAGGAATAGGGGCTGTTATTGGAGGGTTAACTGCTTCTTTTGGTATTCTCAACAAACAAGATTTTGCAGAAGCAAAACTAAGCACTTTAAGCGATAATGTTGACAAATTAAAACCAAAACTGGTAACTCTTTCTAATGAGTTAAGTGGTCAAGCATCAACATTAGATTTGTTAACTGCTTCTTATGATTTAGCTTCTGCTGGATTTGGTAAAAATGCTGAAATTACAGAAATTTTAAAAGCTGCTCAATTAGGTGCTACTGGCGGTTTTTCTGATCTTGCTACTGTAACTGATGCAACCACATCTGTTTTAAATGCTTTTGGTTTAGAAGCTGATCAAGCTGCAAAAATAGTTGACGGATTTGCACAGACTCAAGCTGATGGTAAAATTGTTGTTGATCAATATGCACAACAGATTGGTCGTATTGCACCGATAGCGGCTGGTGCTGGTGTAAGTATTGATGAATTAAATGCTGCTATTTCTGCTGTTACTGCAACTGGTGTTCCTGTTGAATCAACCTTTGCTGGATTAAGACAAGTTATTGCTTCAATACAAAAGCCTACTGGTGAAGCGTCTAAAGTAGCAGAAAAACTTGGAATTGATTTTAGTGCGGCAGCTTTGAAATCTAAAGGCTTTGGTGGAGTTTTAGAAGAAATAGTTGCAAAGGGTGGAGCAAGTGCAGATAATCTATCTAAATTATTTGGTAGTGTTGAAGCTCTTACAGCGATACAGCCATTGTTAAATGATGAACTTGTTAAATTTAACGAAGCATTAGCGAATCAATCAAATTCACAGGGCAGGGCTGCTAGAGATGCTTTTAAAGCAACAAATACAATACAAGGACAATTAAAAAGATTATCTAGTGCTTTTACAAATTTAGTTGCTGATGGTTCAGAATTTGGAATTGTTATAAGAGAAACTTTAAAAATAACTGCTGTTACTGTCGAAGCTTTAGGTCTTGCTGTGAAAGCTACATTTGCACCTTTTAGAGCTTTATTTGCATTTATTGGAGAGATTAGTAACGCTGTAATTGGTGAATTTGGTGGGGAAGCTATTGACATTGTTATTGGCTTTGAAAAAGCTTGGATCTTTGTTAAAAACGCTATTAATGAAAACATAAAAACAATCACAGAACTTGGTAAAAAAGCAGGTCAGGTTGTGGGAAAAATAGTTAAGGCAATTTTTAACGCATTTAGAACAATTAAAGAATTTGTTGAGGGCAATCCTGTTCTTAAATTTTTGTTAGGTCAAATCGACAAAATAATACCAAAAATAGAAATTGAAGTTGAGAGTAAAGATATTAAAGATCTAAAAAAAGATTTAAATGATATCGATGAGACAACAGATAAATTAAGTGAAAAGTTTAAAAAAATTGGAGAAGATATAGAAAGTGGTATAGTTTCTAATCTTGCTGATGCTGTAGAAGGTACTAAAACATTAGCGCAAGCTGCTGTGAGTGTATTAAATGACCTTAAGCGTAAACTTATTGAGGTTGCCATACAACAAGCAGTATCTGGTATTGGTGGAAAGATTGGAGGCTTCTTAGGAAAAGTTTTTGGTGGAGGAAAGGCTGCGGGTGGCCCTGTAGCTGCTAATAAAAATTTCATAGTTGGAGAAAAAGGCCCAGAGATTTTATCAATGGGTTCAAGCAGGGGATTTATAACGCCAAACAATCAAATAGGTGGGGGTACAACTAACATAGTTAACGTATCTGTTGATGCGTCTGGCTCATCTGTATCTGG